GGTGAAACCACGCGTAACCTTAGTTTGCCCATTCACACCGATTATATAGAAAAAACCTCCTATCAGTTTAGAAGCCAAATAAGGCTCTATTAAATCCTGTAGGTCTAAAATAGTTATCTTTCCGTCAGCATCCGGAACATATTTTTCATCCAACATTCTCTGTTCTCCATCCGTTAGAATGAAGTCTACTTCTGCCTGATCCGTCAAGAAAACAATTTTATCCAAAGCGGATGAAAACATATAATCCGCTACGTCTTTGAGAATTGTAATCATAGCTTTTTGATTTTTTCCCAAAGGTATTTCCGCACAGAAACACATAAAAAGACAGAGGCACAACGCTTCACAGCGGCATGCCTCCCAAAAATGTAGAAAATGTTATATCTTAGTCTTTATTCATCATCATCCACTTGGGACGACCATCTTTGTCAACCATGCTGTGATATCCGATATCCAGCATGATAGTTGTGATCTGATTCAATGTCAACTCCACCATTTCCGACAGATCATCCGCGATATCCTGACTTGTCTTCAGTATCTTATCTTCATCCTTCTTCTTTGCCGGAAGATACGTTTGCAGGTACTCAATGAGAATAATTTCTTCCGGATCAATTCTCTTTTCTGAATTATCGTTCATTCCTTACCTCCTTTCTATCATTCAGAGCCAATGTTAACAATCTCACCAACTCTTCAATATCTTCACGGTAGGCATCAAAAAGAACTATTTTATCATGGCTATACACAGTATAATCCTCTAACACGTTCCTATCATCCTCGAAATAAGAAGTCTTTTCTACTTTGAATATAGGTTTGCTCATTCTATCACTCCTTTCTCTCCTTTTTCACTAAACTGATAAGTCGAGCGAACCCGGCATATATCCATGATGAAAACCATATCCGGACATCCCATTTTATCAACAGAAGCGTCAATGCGGGAAAGTTTATTTCCACAATTCCCGGCACTATAGCGAATCGATTTCAGTTTCGGATGTTCCATATTAGTCTTTTCCACCATGAGGCGGATTTCCTCTTTGAGTGCGTCCAGTGCCAGTTCATCCCTTACCAGCACATTTTCATACTTAGCGACGTAATCACACACTTTCTTCCATGCACGATTTTTGGGAGCATAGATTTGCAAATGTTGTACAAAGAACATCATATCTTACCTCCTTTCTCAAAAGTGATGTTGACATGGCAACCATCACCAGCATAAATGATGATGGCATTGTCTGTACGTCTAACAGGAATACTTTCTTTTCCTGAAGCGAGGTCTGAGCAAAGCTCCAATAAAGCCTTCTGGACTTTTTCAACAGATACATTGCGTCTGTTTGCGCGGTTTCTCTGGTTTCCCATACTTACTGATTGTTTCGCGTTAAGGCAGAAAAACGGCTGCCATTTCCCGTGTCGCGAAACAATCAGTAAGATTACTCCAAGAGCAAAATTACAGGGGAAAGGCAGCCGAAATATTAAGACATGGACATAAAAAAAGCCCACGTTGTACGTTGAGCGTCTCTCATCGCTCTTGGTGATTAATCATCACTGATTGTTTCGCACTGCAAATATGAGGATAATATTTGAGAGTGCAAAAACAAGCATCATTTATTTTCTTTGGGGTATATATCTTCAAAGCAGAAATACGGTTTCTTTTCTGTTTTAGTCTTATCATAAAGCTCTCTAATCTCCGCCTCTACAGATTGACGAGTGCACTCTATACCTTTTAATTTTCGCCCCATATAGGCATTATCCACTATCTTGGCAAAATTTACAGGATCTCTATCCGCATCGAAGGTCATATCAAAAACCTGTTCACATGTTAATACCCAAAAAGGACCATCAGGCTCTTTAGTGGAAGACAGTTCTGCCTTTAAAGCATCCATTCCTTTAACAATATCTAACGGATTAGAATATTCACCATAAAATGCAGCAAAGCCTCTTGCTAATTCATCATCATACATATCTCTATGTGCCCCAATAAATGCTCGATATGGAGCACGTTCTTCAGGATCCATATAAGCTATAATAGCCGCCCCTTTACACATAGACATTACAACAACCAATAAATGCCCCATCTTGATGTTCATAGGTCGGATACAATTAAAAAACTCTTCCCAAGGTACGCATTCTCCTGATGCTAAATAAATGCCATCCTCGCCACCATGTGTTTCCAGATGCAACGTAAAGATTTCACCATCATTCATTCCAGCTTCAATATCTTTCAGGGTAGAAATGAACGCCTCTTTGGTCTCTGCATTATACAACTGAACAAAACTGTTTTCATCCACATAAGATTTATACCGTAGCACATCCTGCTCCAATTCAGTACCAGTCTTTCTTTCGGTCTTTTTCAATGACTGAATAACAATAATCCCAGTCTTTTTAATTTCTGTACTTGGCTGATTCATAATAACACATTTTATTTTTAAAATATTACTTAACAAAATAAACTTATTCTTCTACTTTATTTCCCAATAGTTTTTTCAAATACTTCTTTGTGTCTTCTTCTGCATAAGTCGGATAACACAGTACGAAAAGAAAGCCTACAACCGGAGTCAATGCCAATGACACCAAAAAGGCCAGCCAAAAACTTACGGTTCTTTGTAAAGCAGCATAAGCAAGGGCAAAAGAGCCCAAAAGATGTACTGCAACGAGATAAGATAAATAGTTCTCCATAGTTTTACATTTTAAAAGTTTCCCACAAAGGTATAAAAAAGGCTTCCACAATTAGAAGCCTAAGCAAACAATTTACACAAATGAATTGAAATATTTATATTAAATGTACTAAACCCATATCCTGAATAAATCCACGTAGTGCTTTTTCAATCTTTTCCACCTGTGCTCGACGGGGTTTTTTTATTCCTGAAGCATAGTGCCCCAACTGTTTTTGATTAATACCCGTGATTCTTTCCAAAGCGGCTTTAGTGAAAATACCACTATAGTACTGCAAGAAGGATTGTACATCAAAAACCCATTCTATATCCATATCTCCCTGTAATTCCACAGGAATTTTATCATTATACTTTTTGTATAATTCAATGGCTTCCAATATACTATCCTTAGCCTCTTGCACGGTATTCCCTTCACCGTAAATTCCTGGGACATTTTCAGCCCATGCACCAAATAAATCAGTACCTTTTTCAAGAGTAACCTTAATCTTTCCCATATTTAGCAAAACTTTAATTAGCAAAATCACAATATCATAGTAGGGAAAGGGGGAGCTTTATTCAAGCTCCATATCCCTGATAATCTTTTTTCTTAACCCTTCGCCCATTTCTTTAGCACCGTGATAGGGAACCGGGTATCTGATACCATTTACATCTTCGTAAATCCGGTGGCTGCCTTCTGAAACTCCCGTCCATTTCCACCCCCTTTTTTTACCTTTCTTTGGTATCTGCCGATGAAATTCGGATGATTTAACCATTTCTTTTTTTTTAGAACACTACAAAGGTAGTAAAAGTTCTACCATGAACAAACAAACAGTAGAATTTTTACTACCTTTTAACAAATCGCAATTCTATTGCGTCAAACAATCGCCGATTCAGGCGTTAAAAGCTCCGCCCCCCTGGGCTATAGGCAAGAGGCGGTTCCGCTTTCCCCCGAAGCGTAGCGTAGGGGGCGCCCGCAAAAGCATTCCACCCCTATTTAAAGGCTCATAGAGTGCTTTTGCTGGCTACTGTCGGCTTTTCTCGTCTTGTCCTTACCTCATGTATTCTTTTACTTTTTAGGGCTGAAACGGACAAAATTAACAGGCGGTATGTTTTTAACAGGCTGTACCAGTCCCATCACTGGCATAGGTTTCAAATCATCCGCACAGGTCGGCGGCTGGTTTATCTTCTCTTCTTCCACTTCGTAAACTGTCGGTATCTTTGTTACACTATCTACAATAATGCACCACCGATGCCAACAGCTATCTGATAAAGCATTCATGTGTATCACTTCACCATTCAGAGAATTAAGGCAAAGATTTATAATAGTCATCAAACAACAGGTATATGAAATGTCTGTTCCAACAAAAAACTGTTTCCTATCCTGTTGCGCAGCAGCCAACAACAACCGTCCACTTCCACAACATGAATCACAGACCCGTGTATCTCCATCTTTCCTTTTCTCACCTACTTGGCGAACTGTAAGTTGCGCCATGAGTTCAGCCACAGGCGATGGGGTAAAGAACTGCCCGTTACTACTATTACTTAGAAACTCCTCAAAATAATCTCCGAAAGGGTCTTCAAGCGGTTTTCTATCCATCTGCACAATAAGGGACGCAAAAGCCTGTGAAAACAATTCAAGTTCCTCCCTACTATAAGGCTTTATAGTTTTAAAATAAAGTTCCTCTTTACGTCCCATAGACAGACAGCACACAATAATTTGCAAGAAATCATCAAAAACCTTTGCCCGCCCGTGTGGTCGGGAAATACCCTCCAAGTATTTCCCGAATGGTTTCAAATCATTAGGATTGCTTTTCATATACCTGCAAATTTGAGAACACGAAACAAATCGGGTAAAAGTCTGCGGGGTCATTTTCTCCGTCCGTTGTTTCTTCCTGTTGTTCCTTGTTTATCTGCTTAGGCGCTCCCCACAGGCATAAGGCGTGCGAGCCTTTTACTACTCGTTTCCCGTCCTTATTCCATTGCTGTATTGTTTTCAATTCCATGTGCCCCGATTGGGCATAAATTCCCTTTAATCCATCATTCACAGAAAGAATTGCCCCCACTTTAACAAGCTGCTGAAGCGGTTGTGATAGACCTTTCAAAATAGCCCGTTTTTCCTGTATAGTCTTTGCAGTCTCAAAAATATTTTCCATCTTTGCAGTACGTTAAAAATTAAACTTCGGTTTGATTTTGTTTCCCCCTACAACGGTGCAACGGTGTAGGGGGATTTTGTTTAATTATCTCCAAGCTGTTCAAGTTCTACCCGAATCTCTTTCTCAGTCTTTGATAAATGGTTGTTTAAGTCCAGCATCCAATCAGCTAACAACTTTCCAATAGCCACCGGATTAGATGTTGAAATAGAAAGCCCCTTAGCATCCACAAGAGTTAATTGGGCGTTATTCTTGTCGTGCGAAATAGTGAAACTTTCGAGCTGTTTGCGCTTCTCTCTTACTTCTTGGTACTTTTGCCGAAGCAAATAAACCCGGTCTGCCTTGTCCGTCAGTTCATCAATACTCAACCGTTTTGGGGCGGCTGTCGCTGTTGTTGTTTCCTTCTTCTCACTAACAACAGGTGTCACCACTTTAGCGGGCTTTTTTTCTTTCTTTTCTTCGGG